CGCAACCAAACACATAGCTATTACAATTAAATACAGCATACCTTGTCATCTGTATTTGTTGTTCAATCTCAGACGTATTTATCACCCTAAACAACATTTTAGGAAATAGGTGACTACGGAATAAAAAACTCTCATCCAAATATTGGATACTTATATTACTATAAGTACAAGGTTGCAATCCTTGTTAAATCTTTCGTAGTATTTTGTAGCCCAAAACAGGAGCCTCATTTAAACCCTGCAATTGGATGAGAGTATATATACCACAAGTCAACCCCTGCTTTACAGGATGAGAGGTTATGCCTGAAACCTTGTGGTAATATTATAACAGCTTGAAATAGAAACACTGTTTAATCCATCTGATGCTTCTAACTGAATACAATTCACTAGAAAAATCATCAATGGTTACAGTGTCATCCAATTCAGGATCAACAGCTATTTGTAAACATAGTTCATAAATATGCTTTGTCCTTTGATTAGCATATGCTAGTTCAAGCATTTGGATTAATACTTGTTTGTTCATAGTTATATTTTTTGAGGTTAATAATCATATATAGTTGACGGAAAACTAAATTCCCGGAAGATATTGCTGTCTAACACTAACTAATAATAATAATAGATATAATAGTAATAAGTAATATAGTAAGGTAGACTAGGTGTGTTGTATAGATATGGTTGTTTAGCCATATATATTATATAAAATGTTGATAGTACTGGATTCTAATGTTACTGATAAGACCGTGTAGTAGTGGAGAGTTTAATACTAATTCTAACCCTCACACACACTTTTTCACTAAATTTATTTACAATATCTTTACAATTCCTACATGACCGGTAAGATACTTTCCGGGGGTAGTATGCATGATGTGTGCATTACAGTGTAAACACTTGAATATTATTTAATATTCCTACTAGACCGGAACATTTCACGCTATCTTCCCCACTCCCTTATGAGTGGCAACAAGCCTGCGTAGCAAAACTTATAATTAAGGTATACTAACTTAAGTAACCTTCTATACTTTCTATGGCTTCAGTAAATAAAAAAAGAACACCCTGTATTTCTACAGAGTGCTCTTCTCAAGAACCTTACTTCTTGGCAACTTTGCTAAAGTCAGCAATTGCAGGTGCATTGAAATCTTCCATGCTTAAGCCTAAGTCAGCTAAGCTTGCTTCAGTGCCACGTGCTAAGTGAGACATAACAAATAATGGTTTACCTGTTGAAGTAGCAATAATCTTAGTAAGATAAGATACGCCCTTTTCAACTCCATATTCAGCATTGCCTTTATACAACAATGCAGGTACGGATTGCATATTACCACTTGCATTCTCAAACTTCACGGTAACAGGATAAAACTCATTGCCGTTTTTGTTTGCAATTGGGTTGCTACCTTGAGATAGTAATTCTGCGGTAATGCTTGCTACCAATACAGTTTCTCCTGCCGGTGTTGTTTCCGGTTTAAATTCAATCTTTGCCATAATGCTAAAAATTTAAAAGGTTAATAATCCCCCTCTATTATGAGTGGAAAAAAGCCTGTTGCGAAGCAACAATAAAAACACCATGGTTAACTATTTAAAAAACAAAGGGGATTACTCCCCTGCATTACTCTCCATAGCCTCTTGAAGATGTGCTCTAAAAGCTCTTAAGTCAGATAGCTCACATAGGGCTCTATAGGTTTTACCTTCTGCTTCTAGTGTAGCAATTTGTTCATCTAGTTTTTCAGCTATGTGTAACTGATGCATCTTCCTTGAAACTTCTTCTATGACAGCAACTAAATCTTCCTTAGTGCTATGTCTATTATCAACTACAGTTAATAGCTCACGTCTCAGTTCTAACAAAATTTTTTTATCCATAATATATAGTTTAAATTAATTACAATTATGAGTGGAAAAACATTATGGTTAAAATGAAAGAAAGTAAAGACTAGTGGCGCAGCCACACATATAAGAATGAATGCTTGGCAAGACAAAGTATGTTATGTAAATAACATTGCTTGTCTTGCTAGTGTGAGGGCAAGGACAAAGTGCCGAAGAATGAGGCTGCTTGTCCTGTGTGGTGTGATGGAGGAAGGGCAAAGTCTGAACGCTAGTGAAGGCTTGGTCTGTGCGGTGGGTTGGATTTAAAAAAAAAGAAGTATTACTACTCCTTTTTCCTGCAAACATTGAACACTAAATACTCACCTGCAGTGTGTATTTCATACTTAATCAGTGTACCTGCAGTTAGCCACTGATTAAGTCTTGTTTGCATTTTTGTTATTTGTTCCGCATCAGCAGAATGTATGCAGAAAATGTCTACTCTTTTCATATGTTTAATATTTATAATTCCAAACAATTATGAGTGGAAAAAACAAGAGAAGCTTAAAGCTTCCCCTGTCTCCATTCATTGTGTAATGTTCTTGCAATGATAAACATAGCACCACCTGCTAATGCTGTTATGATTGCATTCCCAAATTCATTGGCAAATATTACATAATATGTAAATGAAGCCATACACAATAGAGTGCATGCATAGCATGCAAACATGTTAAATAATCCAAATACTTTCATGGTATATATAATTTAATTGGTTACAAATAATAAAAGGGGTATTACTACCCCTACGCGTTTGGATTAACCACCCATTCCTTGATGGTGATAATCCCATTTACTATAACATAAGTTATCATGGCATTTAATTTAATTGGTTATAAACTATTATGAGTGGAAAAGACTCAGAGGAATTAATCCTCCAAGTCTTCAGAATACTCAAATGTTCCGGTATATATATACTCTATGATTTCTGCCTTATAAGCATAATCAACTACCTTCCCATCAGGAAAGAATAGAGCATATGTGTTTCTACCTTCAACATCATCTTGGTACACTACAGTCCCTGTAATGAGATACCAAATAAAAATAATTTGTGCAATCATGGTTTATATGTATTTATTATTATATATTATGAGTGGAAAAAACACAAGGGATTATTCCCCTGTGTTACTCTCCATTGCTGCTACGTCAGCATCAATAGCTTTTTGCAAGTGATTACTTACTTCTAAAAGTGCAAACTCAGACCCTTTCATATAACAGTAGTCTGAATGGTCCATTACATCAAGTGTGTCTTCTAAGACTTTTTGTGTGTCTTTTATTCTTGCATCAAGCATAGCAACTACTTTAATTAAAGTTCCTTTGTCCATATTATATAGATTTAATTATTATACATTAAGAGTGGAAAGACACAAAGGGGTATTACCCCCTTTAATCTTCACTCCAAAATTCACACACAAAATTCCCCATAATATCTATCCCACATTCTTCTTCTATCTCCCACACATCATTAACATAATATTTCTCTTTACTTAAAATACTATCCTCATTCATTACAATCTTATTATACCACATAGCTTTATTATTTAATTATTATTATATATTATGAGTGGAAAAAAATACAAAGGGTATTTCTACCCTATATACATCATGAACCATGCAAACACAGCTGCACTAAACAATATGCTCATTACAATCACAAATGTCAAATCTTCTTTACTCATAACTATTAATTTATTTATCATCATCACTTATGAGTTGAAAAAGAAAAGGGAATTACTTCCCTTATTGCATATCTAATAATATCAATGTCCATACAGGAGCATACACTGCTAGTAATGCAATAGCATATGGTGTTACATATATACATAGTAATATCAATACAATTACTGATAATATAAAACACATTGTTACAAAATACTTATTCATAATTATTAATTTATTTATTATTATCACTTATGAGTGGAGAAGAACCACCTTATATATATCTTGTGTGTACACTTGCTTGCTAGTATTATACATCATGTTGGTGGAGATATCTCTTGCCAAGCTCCATATATATTATTACTATTACTACATACATACTATCATATCTACATACTATCATCATGCTATTACAAATACTTTTCCCACACATAAAAATATTGCATGCAATCCTAAAAACTTTTTATCTCTGTGGTTTTTACGGGGGGTACCACCAACTCTGGCTGAGGGTGGGGGTTGATTATATATACCCCACCACATACTCTAATATAAAATAGTTTTACCACCACATGCTATTACATACTACAAATTACTATAAGGAAAATTTTATATCTTTGTTTCATGGCTTATATAGAACATAATTTCTTTCCTCTTAAGGTATTTGTTAGAAATGAGTATATGTATCAGGGCAAAAAGGGCCTGGGAGAGTTTACCCCGGGGGTTATTATATCGGTTAGATGTATGCCGGGACAAGCAGCATTGTTCCAGGTGCTCTTAGAGAATGGAGTACTTAGAGATAAACTTCCTAGTCATGCACTCTTAATAGAACCAAAACTTCCGAATCCTGATCTACCTTTTCATTATCTACAGATATGGAATTGTTTTAGTTATAACTTTACATTACTGCAGTTATCATATCTGAAAGATGCTCCTGTAGAAGTGTATATGAAAGATAGAAAGTTTTACTCTGGCAGTTACTATGCTACTATTAATTGGGGTAGTAATGATCCTAACACAGATTTAACTCTATCTGAGGATCCTATGGAGCACAAGTCCCATCATATAATATTTTTGTCTAATGGGCAGATAGCACTCCAACCTAATAATAGGATTAAGTGGTCTGAGCCAAGCTTTGTTACTAAACCTTTTCCTGAAAAACCAGACTATCTTGTATGTAAAGAATTTTATAATGTAGAGGATTATGAAAAATGGAATACAGAAGATTCTGATAAAATGTTTTATGATAATGAATAATTTATTATATTTGTAATGTTCATATAGTGTTTGATTTATTAATGAGCTAAGAGCCCTGGAATTTTTTTCCGGGGTTTTTAGTTTAAACAAAAAAAGTTTTTATATTTGTCCAACCAACATATCTGTATGAACTTTTCAATTCCCTTTAGATGACATGACACCACAGCAAAAGAAGTTGTGGGAAGAAATAACTAATCAGGCTAGAGAATCTGGGATGGATAACTTGCATGCACGGAAGTTGTATGATGAACTAAGTAAAATAATTAATATGTCAGATAAAGTATTGTTGTCTATCACTGAGAAAGAAGATGGACTGGAAGTTAGAGTTGGTGAGAATGCCCATGGTAATCTAGCTCTTATAGGTTTATTAGAAAAGCTTAAGTTGAATTTGCTAGATAACTTTGTTGAAGAGAAAGAGCTATTTAACAATGCTAATAAGACAACACAAAAGTATGATGCATAATTTTAAAAGTAAATAAAATGAGTGAAGAAAAACCAACGTACCAAGTACCAGCAACTGCTCCAGAAATTGTTGAGCATAAAATCATTCCTTTTGGACATCAGTTAGTAGGATTAGACCCTGATAATCTAGATGACTCTGAGGTAACTAAAGTAAAGTTATTAGCAGCAGAAATGGCTGAGATTTTGAAATCAAACTATGAGGCAGAAAGAGGGCCTTTAAAAAGTTTGTTGTTTGATCATGCACTAGGAGAATTAATCAATGCCCAAATGGCAGTAGTAAAAGTAATCACATTAAAAAATAAGTAATGAGTAAAGGATTTAAGTTATTAAGAGGCCGGACAATTTTATTGAGTGTACCGGAAAGAAAGAAGTCAGGACTTGAGTTGTCTGCTAAAGATGAAGAGGCAATGATGCAAGAGGCTGCAAAGCTTTGGAGTAAACTTACAGTTTATGCCACAGGAGATAAAGTAGAAGAAGTTAGTGAAGGTGATCAAGTATATGTAAGAACTTCAGCACTTAACATGGAACAAGTAGAGAGAATAGAAATAGATGGAAGTATAAAGCTTGTTCTTAATGAAGGTGACGTAATTATAGTGTGGTAAGTCATGAGTCAGGATAATAAAATAAGAGCTACTCTTATTGATGTTACAGATAGAGTGCTTAATCTAGAACCAGATAAAGGACCCCGGCCGGAGTATTATGGCGGCAAGGATAATATATATGAGGTATTCCAAGTACTAGAAGCTTGGGGACTAGACAAAGACTTCTATTTAGGTAATGTAATTAAGTATGTTGCCCGGGCTGGTAAAAAAAATAAATCCACAGAAAAGGAGGATCTTCAAAAAGCTTTAGTATATTTACAAAAAAGAATTGACTCACTATGATATTAAAAGGACTTATGTTTATATTTGGTGTAATAGTATTAGGGATTTTATTTTTAGTAAACAATGCTATGAGTAAACCCCTATATAATAAGATGCACAATGTCTGGGAAGAAGATCCAGAAGGAAAGAAATATGCTAATATAACTTTAATAGCAATGCTTTTTATAGCATTCTTTATGGGCTTGATGTTTTAACCTATATACTCTCCAAACAGAAAGATCCTCAGTTTTTTAGCTGGGGATTTTTTTATATCAAAATTTTTTTGTATATTATAGTGTATATTTATTAAAACAATAATCATGGACATTTTAAATTTTATTTCTTGGATCCGCGGTAGGAGACAAGTAACTTCAGTAGACCCAGCTAAAACACTTATACCTATTGGTCTTAAGGATGGCAGAAGAGATGATGACTACTTAGCCGGTGCTATTTCTGTTGCAGATTTTGCAGCTCAAATTGGTGGTGGCGGAGGAAGTCATTATATAGGAGAACTTGTAGGAGGAGGTATAGTAGTTGCTCTTTGGAAAGAAGGTACTACTGAAAAAGCTCTTATAGCAAGTTTAACAAACTTATCTACCGGTATTGAATGGACTTTACCAGCATTTCAATCTACACTTATAGGTTCTGGAGCTCAAAGCTTTAGTGATGGTCTAGGTAATACAAATGCTATTATAGCACAAACTACTGCTCCAGCCGCAAGTACATATGCGGCAGGTTTAGCAAGACTTCATTCTGACGGTGGATATAATGATTGGTATTTACCTTCAAACTGGGAATTAAACATGTGTTATAATTCAGCAGCTATAGTTAATAAAGTTTTAGGTACAGATAGTTTTACAGGTAATGCCTTCTTTTGGAGTAGTACGGAGCTCGCCTCCAACGACGCGTGGCTCTTCAACATCGACAATGGGTATGCCGACTACGGCTACAGTAAGAGCAACGCAGCCTATGTGCGTGCTGTAAGAACACATACTTTTTAATAAATAAATGTTAACTCATGGATATTTTAAATTGGTTGTACTTAAATTCACAACAACTTATTAAAAAAACAGCAAATAATGCTAAGACAGATCTAGTAGTACTTGGTGCTGAAGTACCTTTTACTAAAAGAGATGATGGTTATCAAGACTATGCAATGACATTGGCTGATGCTGTACATGCAGGATGTACTGAAAACAATACCTACAAAGCAGGTATATATGATGTATTTCCTTGGCCTATTGAACCTTCTATGTTGAAAACATGCACAAGAGTAGAAGATACTCCGGCATTTCCAACTGCACTTCCTGTAAACTTACAAGGATATAAAGTAGGTGGTACAATTGAACTTTTTGGTGATGCATCTTATTCAATTTATATAGGTAGTGTTGAAGTTCCAAATACAGGTGTTCCAATTGTCTTACCTTGGAAAACAACAGGTACAGTATCTGCACTTTATGAAACTGGCCCAGATCCTATTGTAATAACAAGTCCACTAAGTCTTTTTGTTACTGTTATTGATAGCGCATCTGGTTCTACATCATATGCTCAAATTGCAATTGCTGCAATACCTTATACAGGTCCAGGTGTTAATGGATATGACTTAATAATGTTTGTTGATCCAACATCATTGCAAACTATTGAAGGTGATATTGAAGCTACAGTATCATTTGAATTTGAATTCTTAATTGATGAAACATTAACTCCTTCATTTATTATTTACCCTTAAATTAAACACAATGAAAAATTTTCTATCATACTTTAAAAGTAAAGAAACAGAAGTAGTAAAATCAATAGAAGGTACTCCTGTTAGAAAAGCAATTCCAGAAAGAGTTGTAAAAGTTATTGAAGCTTACAGAAACAAAAATAAAAAAGCATAATCCATGGATATCTTAAATTTTATAAGCTGGATAGCCAGTAAAAGAAGAATAGTTAAAACACTTAATGATACTGACTTAGTACCAGTAGGTGTTAGAAATGAAACCAGGGATGATAAGTACACAACAGTAG